CTGCTGTGAAAGCTTGGCCTGCTAGCGTGTATGTACGCGTCTGAAGTCCTGACATTGTTATTTATTTTCTCCTTATATTTTGAAGTAGAGTTTGTTTCCGCCCAATTTTACAGATGGAAACCATTTCCTTGCTAATCCCCCAGCGGTTGCTAAGACTATCGCGGACGATAATGCTTTTTTGCCTGTTGTGGAAGTTGCTAAATTAATTGCATTGCTAGATAACTGAGTAAATGCATTGCTTAGGTTGCCTGCTGTTGCTGATTTGATAACATCAGTAGAACTAAAAACGCCAGGTCCTCCTGTGTTAAGGTACGATGCCACTGTAAGACCTGCGGCCATTCCCGTCACTGACGGATGCGGCATAGCTGGTTTTCTGCGGCTGTATGTTTTTCTTCTTGCCATTGTATTTCTCCTGGTTGTTGAACGCCTGGGGTTAGATCTCGTGACAGTGCGACGACTCGCAGACGAAAGGTAAGACTTCTTTGAAATCATTTTACCATCACGGAAGTACATAATACGTCCTTGGGCACCTTTGCGTTTGTAGAGACCTTTCCCCTTGGGCATTCATACGCATATATGAGTAGCTACTTATATTTGACAGGTCGTATTTAGTTAACTAACTAATCTAAAGCTCTGAGAAACACGAAACATACAGAGGAATAGCACTTTTAAGCACCTAACAAGCACTTTTAAGCAGAAAAAAGCATCTAACAAGCAAAAATAAGCATATATTATATATTATATTAATTATTTAGTTAATTATTATTATTATTATTATACGACGCCTTATTATTTTGTGTCAAAAACCAATTAGTTTATATATTACTTTCTATTATAATAATTATCGAAAGTATTTTGAAGTAGAGAGACACCTTTTCAAAAGGTAATTAATTAACTAAACAATTATTATATAGGGTTCGTTACTGGTTTGATGTGACAGAAATACGAAAACAGGTTGGCCGTCCTGAAAAAACGGATAGTGATGGAACTAGAATTGTAACTAAGGTCATTAATGTTAATGTACCAATTAGGTTAATTGAGTTTCTAAAAGATGAGGGTGTAAACAGATCCGAATTATTCACCAAAGTCGCGACTTCATATTTTGAGAGAGAAATATGTAATCAATGTTATACTAAATTAACCCAAACTCCCGCTGGTTCTTGTTGTGACCAATGTGCATTTGAATATTACACTAAAACAAAAGACCACAGAACGTTCTGGAAGCAATTTAACAACTGTCCGAATTGTAATGAGGCATATAGTCATGAAAACCTTTACGCACCAAACAAACAAGGTTTACACGGCTGTCAAGTATGCTCTCAACCTAAACAAGAAAAACTAGATATTAATGAGTTCGCACCTTCGGAGAAAAACGATGCTATCTGAAGAATGTAAAAAGATATTTGAAAAAGACTATCAAGTTCCCAAATGTCCTAAACATAAAACATTTTGTGAAATAGCCGTTTCAAGTGGACGCGGTAGAACAGGTAAGAAGAGTTATGGTTTCTATTGTAATAAATGCCAGGACGAATGGGTTATAGCTATGGAGAAAGCAGGCGAGGGTATGCAATGATTAAAGAAGATCAGTTGTGGAAGTTATCAGTAAAGATAGGTATGATTAAAAGCCATCTAAAAGACCATTTTGATTTAGATGGAGATAATCAACCCTGGCATATGTTTGATAGTGTTAAAGCTGATATAAGAGATTTAGTCAATGATCTGTAAACGTTGCGAGGGGATGATCCCTGGTAACGCACGGAAGAAAGCTCCATACTGTAGACATTGTTATCAGGCAATACAACAAGAAAACTACAAGCGGAAAGCGTTAGAGTTTGTCAGGATTCAAGGTAACAAATAAAATTACTTAAAACCAAAATCGTTAGCTGTTTTGGTTATTGTTTTAACTACTGATTTGTCAGATGCTTCAGCAGCCTTGTTAATAATGGGAATTAACTTTGAGGCTGCTGCTTGGACATACCAAGGTTGATCCTTTAACTCTTCAGCCATACTATGCATCATAGACATCTGAGAACCTTGCTCAGAACCTTGCATCTCTCTCGCTGCTGCTCCCATTGCTCCAGCCCAGAACTTTTTAAGACTCTCACGGGCCGCAGGCATCATAAATTCCTCGAAGTCCTGTAATGTTTGTTCTCTGATACTTTTAACAATAACATCCAGGCCTTCATTAAGTGCTGCATCTGATTCTGAACTAAGTAACCAAGTTTCAATCTTTTTTTGAGTTTTTAATGGTATCCAATAAGTATAGATCAGTAAGTATAAGGAAAAGCTCATAATCCATACAAGAAGGAATTGAACGTCGGTCAATGTCGGCCACCTCTGGGATCAAACCCCCAAGGTGGTTCTGTTGGTGTATCTGAATCTTCAGTCCTTGAAAAGAATGTTTTAATATCATCCCATCGTATTACACCAGGAAATAATTTTTCAGCTCCTAATAGTATTTGACTTGCAGGAAATAAAAGCGCGAGCCTTAGACTTTGTTCTGATGTTATTTCTCCTGAGTCCTCAACTATTTTTAAAAAACTTTTCCATAAGATTGGAGTAAACAATGCTAACCCGCCAACACCCAATAAAAGGGGGGTGTTTTGATTATCTAAGAAAGCTATAGTGTCCTGGTGTTTGTAATGATCCTTTACTGCTTGCTTTTCCTCTTTGTTAACTTTAGTTAATTTAAAACCATCGGGAACTAAAGCGTATGACATATTAACGGTATATTCTACCTGTTAAACCTAAAGTGATAATTTCGTCTGCTGAGTCTTCAGCAGATACAACTTCAACAGTTACAATAGTATAAGCAGGTATGACCAAGTTCATAGAACTACGGTAAAAGTCTGTGGACTCTGTAAGTAATAAACCGACTACAGCCCCATTTAATTTAATACGGATTCTTGCTATTCCCGATGCTCCACTTGCATATTCTAATTGAGGGTTGAATTCTATTTTACCCCTAAAATAATAATTACCTGTTGTAAAATCGAAAGCATTAGCGCTTGTGGTACTTGCTTGCACATTTGCATATGCGTAAGCATGATCTCCAACTAATTCTAAAGCTTCGCTGGGTCCCGTAAAGCTGTTACCAACTCCCACAGGTCCGCCACCACTACCGCCGCCGCCTATAGCCATTCTAAAGGCTCCTTAAGCTGAATAGGTGATACTTATCGAAACGTCGCACGTTTCAGCAGTTGTGACACTGGCTGAAAAATCTATCTGGTTACCTGGTATAATATCGAAAAGTCCATTTGAGTTTTCCATAACTACTGGTTGACCATCATTACCACCGAGAGGTGCGGCGGCTACGCCTGCCGAATTAGACCAACTTGGTCCACTGAAAATTTGCTGAACGGAAACCCCATCCCCGGCAAATTTAAAAACGGAAATTCCGTCTGTAGCTGAATCCTGTTGAGGTGTACAACTGAGAGAGATCCTTACAACCCTCTGCATACCCTCAGGATTAGTTGTACTCTGGCTTGAGCCCATTAATGAGCTAATATTTACGAAGGTCCCTGCTGTGAAAGCTTGGCCTGCTAGCGTGTATGTACGCGTCTGAAGTCCTGACATTGTTATTTATTTTCTCCTTATATTTTGAAGTAGAGTTTGTTTCCGCCCAATTTTACAGATGGAAACCATTTCCTTGCTAATCCCCCAGC